GTCATATTTAAAGTAACAATATCTATTGGACCTAAGCCACCAACTGGTGTGAATACTATTAGATTAGGATCTTGTGCAAGTCTTAGTTGAGCAGTAAGCTCAGAAGTTAATCCTGTGATAGCAGTTTTTCTTCTATTGTTAGCCATTGTATTTAAAGAAGCCTACCAAAGCAGTAACAATACCTGCTAGGAAGATCAGAACATTGACAGCACCTTTACCTTTGTTCATGTCAGTTCTTAGATCTTTAACTTCTTTTTTTAATTCATCGATTGCATTGAATAATGTTTTCATTCTTTCTGCACAGACTTTTTCATGAGAGGATAACCTGTAGCCTACTAGCTCACTAGGTTGTACATTTACTGATTTCTTTTTAACTATCTTTCTCATTGGTCTTTGTCTCGTTGCAAAAATAATTTAAATATAATTTTCTATCTTCAATACTTTGTTTCATATCTGTTGAAAAAGTTTGTATTAACTTTCCTCCTGCACCGACACATTCAGACCAAGAATTAAATTTAGTTGGTAGTGTCATTGTATTATTGCAATAGCCTGTCATTGCTGAACAAATTGTGAAGGCTAAAATAAATTTCATAGTTAAACTCCTATAAACTTATTACCTTTTACTCTATTTTCTTTCATAGGTAAATATTGAAGATTTGTTTCTATATGTAAGCCAGATACATTTTTTCCTTGTAATGGTATAATATGATCTACTTCGTAACCTTTTGGACATTTTTTGTAAATTTCTTTTATTTTATTTAAATCAGCAAATTTAGGTATCGCTTGTAATTTTATTGCTCTTCGTTTACTTGATTTATTTTTATAATAACCTTTATTATTTAAATAATGAATTTTATTTCTTTTTGAATTAAATTCTTTTCTTTCTTCATACTTATCTTTACGATATTTTTTTAAATATTTTTTATAATATTCGTATCTTTTTAAAAATTTATTTCTTTTTTGACAATATGATGAGCAAGTTTTAGCATCTGATCTTCTTAAATAAATTATATTATTACATTCTGGATTTTGACAAATAGACATTAACGAGCTGTCGCAGGATTGTCGCCTACTAAAGGCTCATCGGCAAATGCCATGTAGATATGTGTTCTACCAGAATCATTTATTGCAAAAGCATTTGTAGCATTATCTCTTAATTTAAAACCATTAGATAAAAAATCACAAGCATTTTGACCAGAATATTCAGCATCACTATTATTTGAAAATAATTTTTTATTCATAAGATTAAAATTATCTCTTTTATTATCTAATAATACCCAATCTTTTAAATCACTACTTGCTTTAGTTAAAACAAAAGCAGGTTTAAATCCAGTATAAATAAAAGTTCCATCAGTAGAACCATTACCAGTATAAGAACCAAATTTTGAAAAACCTTGTTTTTCTGCAAAGCAGTAGGCGATATAAGTTCCACCATTTGAATTAGTATTATCTGCATAACCAGTTCCTAAAGAAAATACTGAACTTGTTGGAGATGTATTATTCCAAAATCCACTATCAGTAACAGGAGTATCAGTAGTATTTAATGGTATTGCTTTAGTATTACCTAAAGTTTGATGATAAACTTGCCAATTTCCTGTTGAAGAACGAAGTTTTACAATTACCATTGATGGTGCTACTCCTAATCCATGACCAACTGTTGCATTTGAACCTGTTCCTGTATAAGACACAATACTAAATCCACTTGTTGTATTAGCTGAAACTGTAGATGTTATACTTCCATCAGTATTACTAGCTGTGCCATTAGCACCTAACCAGTTCCATCCAACATAAGTTTCACCGCTTGTATTTGTTCTACCTATATTTCCTAAAGTATAACCATCGCTATCAAAACTTGTTAAACCATCATGTGTTGTTTCAGCATCAGTAGCATTAGAAGCAAGTACTTTTGTAGCACCTCTTACAGAATCGTAAATACCATGATATTGAATTGAACTTCGTCTTTTAATCCAAGCTAAATCTGGTTGAAAATTAACTCCAGTAATAGATTGAGTTGAACTATTACCTGTATAAAGAACAGTATTAAAATAATCAGAAGGTTTTTTAATTGTAGTATATGGCATTATGTATTTAATCCTTTTGTTGATAAAGCTGTAAAGCCTGTTGGTACATCATATTCAAATATTCCATTACCAGATGCGTTAGTTCCTGCACTAGCTACTGCTGTAGTTCCGAAGTAACCATTACCGAAGTTAAAATCAAATTTAGATGGAGAAGAAGTTCCTGTATTATCACCTTGACCAAAGAAATAAGCACCATCTGTTGTAGATGAAACAGCTATTGTAGATACACCGCCTGTTCCAGTAGCACCACTTGTTGGGTCTCCACTATTTTGCCAAGTATTATTTTTACCAAAATAAGCATAACCATTATCTAAATCTAGAGCAATTTGAATAATGTCGCCTGTGGTATAAGTAGAACCAGTATATTCTAATGTACCATTTTTTCTAACTTCTCCACCTTCACTAGCATAAGTAATAGTTGAATTACTTAAACTTGTTGAGTTAGTTCTAGCATATGTTGTTGCCTCTCCTGTTACTAATAAAATATTCCTAGAATAAGTTGCATCAACAGTAGCTTTTGCTTCAATGTAATATTTTCCGCTTGTCATTCCTAAAGTTGTTGTTCCACCAAATTGATAAATACCAGTTGTTGAGCTTGTTACTGAAGTAGTATTACCATTTGAAAATGTAGGTGCGTTACTTGTTGGAACATTTAAAGGATTTAATGTAGCAAAAACATTTGAAGGATTATCTTCAGTATTAGTTAATGTACCACCACCAACTGACCAGTTATTACCATTACCAGATTGGTCTGTTACACTATTACCATCTTTAAGAATAAAGAAACCATTAGTTCCATAAGTTACACTTGGAGAAGTTTTAATTTTCCAAACACCATTGGCATCAAATTCTCCAAAGTCAGATGCTTGATATGCTTGACCATCACAAAAATGAATATGTGACATAGAACCATTAAAAAGAGCAGATGAGTTCCAAGTTTGTCTACCTATATTATGTTCAATGTTATTATTAATTTGAGCATCATAATTTTGTGATGGATTAATATCTTCAGCAAAATTAGTTTCTTCTACTCCATTAACATACATTTTCATTCTATCTCCTGCAGTAGCATTTGCAGAATCCCAAACAAAAACTAGATGATACCAAGCATTATAATCTCTAAATAATCTTGATGTACCTAATCTTCCAATAACTGATGCACTTCCAGAATTATATTCTGTCCAATATAAATTATCATTAGAGAATGCTATTGTACCTTCATTTTGTCCACTAGCACCAGAAACTAATAAAGCATTGTTACCTCCACTTCCTCTACCAGATAGTTTAACCCACATAGATAAAGTAAATTTTTTTCTACTTGTTGCTGTTCCAAAAGTTCTTGATAAATATGTAGTAGCCATTAGTTAAACTGTGCTCCTCCTGTTGCACCATATGAAGATGTCAAACTAAAGTTTCTATCTGCTGTTTGACCTTCTGCATCGGTTGCTCTTAAAGTAAAATTATAAGTCGTTGCTGTTGTACTACTACCACCAAAGTCAGTTGTAGTCAAAGCACCTGTTGATGAATTTAATGTAACATTAGCTGTAGCTAAATTACTGCCTACTTCAGAATAAGTTACTGCACTATCTGAAGTCGCAACTACTGTTGCTAATGTACCAGATGTATCTCCTGCAAAAGTACCAAGTGAACCTGCTGCAGTAGTCCAGGTAGGTGCATCTGATACTGTTAAAATATTTGTAGATGATATTACAGCTAATCCATCTGGATTTTCAATTCTTATTTTATAAGTTCCATCAACAGATAAAGTTGCATTAACTGTTAATGATGTTGAGTTATTAAATGTAACTGTATCTGCAACATACCAAATACCAGTTGAAGGATTTAAAAATTCTACTTGAGGAACTGATGTAAAGTTTGAACCAGTAATTGTAATTGATGTTTGTGCATTAGTAATTGTGTCTGGTGATATAGATGAAAGTGTTGGATTAGTTAAAGCAGCAGAAATAGTTAATGTTTCATTACCACCATCATTATTTTCTGTAAAACTAATTCCAGTTCCTGCAACTAACTTACCATTCAAATATCCATTCGTTGTATCATTAGCTGATACTTTAGCTGTTTCATCTGTATTAACTCCAATACCAGACCAACTAGAACCATCATAATATTTTAATTGATTGACAGTTGAATTAAAATATAAATCTCCTGCAGTTAGTGCATCCCCATCATTATCAACTGAAGGATCACTAGCTTTTGCACCTAAATATACATCATCAAAATTATCTAAAGCGAGTTCTGCAGCAGCTTGAGCTGTCTCAGCAGCAGTTTGTGCATTACTTGCATTCGTAGCAGAGGTTGCAGCATTCGTAGCATAAGTAGATGCGTTAGATTCTGAAGTCGCAGCATTGGTAGCCGAGTTAGATGCAGCAGTTGCTTGAGTCGTAGCAGTTGTTGCAGATGATGCAGCTGATGTAGCACTTGACGCAGCTGAAGTTGCAGAGGTACTAGCATTGGTTGCTTGAGTAGCAGCTGATGTAGCAGAACTTGCAGCAGCAGTTGCCGATGAAGCAGCATTGGTTTCAGATGTAGCAGCATTCGTTTCAGAGGTTGCTGCGTTAGATGCGGATGTAGAAGCAGATGTAGCTGAAGATGCTGCGTTAGTTTCAGAGGTTGCTGCATTGGTTTCTGAAGTTGCAGCGTTAGTCGCACTTGTTGCAGCATTGGTTTCTGAAGTAGCAGCATTTGTTTCTGATTGTAAAGCATTAGCAGCTGATAAAGCAGCAGCAGTTTGAGCAAAACTTGAAGCAGCTGCATCAACTAATAAATCCCATTTAGCAATATCTGCATTAGAAGATAAAGGTGTAGTACCAGATGAAGTATGACCAGTATTACATAAATAAATATTGTCGTTAGAGCTATCTTTTACAATATCACGAGCAGCATAAGTAGTACCTGCTGACCAATTTCCTTGATAAGTTCCAACTTCTTGAGAAACAACTAGCTCACCATTACTATCAAAACTTAAAAATTTTCCTGCTCTATCTGTTGAACCTACAGTAAATTCTGTAGAATTAATTGTGTTTGTTCTTGATAGTTTGATTGATCGATCAACTTCTTCTTGAAGTTGTTGTACTGCCATCATAGCACGATCCAATCCCTCTTCGTGTGATTCCGCAGGGAAAGGATCATTAGCAATATAATCGATTGCTTGTGTTTGCGGAACAGCTCTTCTAATCACCACAGTTTCTGTAGCACTTGGTATATTGCCACTTGTGAAAACGATTGTTCCACCAGATGCAGAACCTGCACCTGTAACTGTGTAATGTGTAGTTAAAGTTTTTACTGTTTCAGTAGCTGTCGCATCCCTAATGATAACCTGTAAATCAGAGTCAGCAAAAATCTTGAAAGTGTAGTTAAAGGTATCTAGTGTACCATTGCCAGAGTAAGAGTTCTTTACTGTTGTAGATGATATTGTCATATTACTTCCTCTATATTAAATTCTTTATCCTTTGTCTATGGTTTTAAAAAGAATTCTTGTCCAGTTCTTTTCTTTGTATATCTTTCTAATCTTCTAAAATAACCAGGATCTAACATTTCTTTTATCTGATAACCAATTAAATATTGATAAGCTGGTCTAATAAACCAGGCATCTACAGGTGTATTAGATTCAAATATTCTATATGCTTTTAATGCTGCTTTATCAAATTTACCTTGAACAGTATTTGAAATTACTTTTCCAAATCCAGCAATATCAGCATAAACTGGTCCAGCAATAGTAGATAAAGCTCCACCATTTGATCTGCTAAATTCAGATTGTAATAAATCAAAATATATACCACCACCACCACCTTTTAGAAAAGCAGCTCCTAAAGTTTTCCAATCTTTAGGATCTCTAGGTTCTTTACCAGATAGTAAATCTCCTATTGTTAAAGCTACATATCCCCAGAATGTAGTAGTAATACCTAATCCAACTAAAGCTGCCATTTTTGTTCCAATACTTGTACCTGGTGCATATGCTTTTAATGTTCTTTGTATTGGTTTTGTATAAACAGATAATCCAAAACTTTTAAAATGCCAAAGCATTGCAAGAAGCTCTCCTTCTATAGTTCCTTTTTTAAATCCCCTATTCATAATAGCTTTTTCTCTTCTTGCTGGTTCAATAATTCCATGATGAACTCTATCATGAAGCAAAACTCTCCAATTAGATTGAACTTCTTTTTTAACATCATTAATTTGTTTTTGACTAAATTTTTTATATTGAGGTTTTTTCTTTTTTAAATATGTTAAGGCATCTTCATCAGATATTTCTGATAATTTTTCTATTGTTAAATATTTATTTCCCTCAAAATCTTTTAATGATGTCTTTCTCATCATATTCCATTTAGCATCATCAATATTATACATTCCTAATATATTTCTATATTGTTCATCTAATTGATTCCAAGATTTAGAAGTTAATTTTCCATAATGGTTTTGTAAAGCTAAAGCCATAGCAGATTTATATTTTCTCATTAAACCATTAAAACCAAGATATTTAAAAAAACCTGCTTGATATGTATTAAAAGCTCCTGTTGCATTTTCTCTTAAAACAAAATGTTCTGAAAAATGTTTACCAAAAGAATCAACAAATAAACCTAATGGTTCTAATAAATCTTTTAATTCTTGTGGAGATTTTGTTCTTTTTAATTCTTTAAATAAAGTTGCTAAAAAAGAAACTTGATCTATTTTATTAAATCCAGCTTCAGACATCATATAAGCTATGTCAGCTATAGATGTAACTGGAAGAGCTGTTAGTTTACCAGTTGTAGATAAAGTTCTTAATCCACTACCAATCTTAGCTAGAGTAGCATTATTTCCACCAGCTTCTATATGATTAACTGTACCATTAAGATTAGCAAATTCTTTTTCTATTTTAGAAAAATCCAAATCTCTTGATTTAATTCCTTTATATTTTTTTTTTAATAAATCTATTAAAGTTCTTAAATTTTGTTCTGGATTAGTTCCAAGTTTAGACATCATTCCATTGTCTTGACCAGCTTTATGAAAACCATAAAATAAACTTTCTCTCAAATCTGCATTACCAAATTTTTGATCATAATCATAAAAAGATTTACCATCTTTAAAATGTAAAACTCTTTCTGCACTTTGTCTTTTTGCAATATTTTTAGATCCAAAATGTTGTCCAGCTTCTAATGTTTTTATATGTTGTCCAGCAATAATATTATCCCAAACATTAGATAAAAACTCTTTAGGATTAGCTCCTTCAAAAGTTTTTATATGATCTAATTTTGGTAAAACATATTCTATCCATGCTATTTTATGTGCAGCTTCATCTTTGACAGATTCACCAGCAGCTTTTAACATTTTTTCTACTAAATGGCTTTGTCTAAAAACATAACCTGGTAACATAGAAATCCAAGCACCTAAACCATTTTTATCTTTAACTACAATCTCATTCCATTCTTTAATAGTTTTTGCAATCTTATAAGTGTCTTTGTTTCCATATAAAGGTTTATCTTCTGGAAGAGGTATACCAGCTCTTTTTAATTTTACTTTATCTGCTGAACTCATATTTAAATATGGATTATCCATAACCTCTTGTATGATTTCTTTATGTAAAGTTTTTTGATTTAAGACTTCTAATAAACCATTTTTTTCTAATGTATTAAAAAATCCACTTGTATATTGATTTTGATAATCAACAATAGCACCATCAACAGAATCTCTTACTCCTTTTTTAGATGCCTGCAATCCAACAAGAAGAGCTTTAATTCCATCCATAGGATTATCATTCCATAATTCAACAATATTCTTATAAAGTTCTATAACTTTTTCTTTATCTTTTAATTTATTTAATAATTCTATTTTTTTACTAATTTGTATATCATCTAAAACTTCTTTAGAAATTTTATCTAATTCTGCTTCAATTTTTTTTGCACCTTTTTTTAATTCTAATTTATTTTTTATATTTAATAATAATTCATTAGCATCTTCATCTGATAAAAAATCTTTAACTGCATCTTTTATTTCTAATAAACAATCTTTAATAGCCATAATTAACCTTTTCTAATTAAGCAAGATACACCAGCTTTAATAGATGTATTGAGATCTGTTTCTCTTGTTGTTACCTTTTCTATAACATTAATTTCTTTATTAACAGCTGAAATATAGTCTTTTAAAAATGGAGATTCTTCTAATAATTTAGGATCAATAATATCTGTTTGTTCTTTTAATATATTAATATTTTCATTTATTTCACTAATATTTTCTGGATTCATTTTAAGAGATGTGTCTTGTGGAATAATATCTAAATCTTCTCCTTCAACAGGATTAGTTGAAGTTCTTATTCTTTCTTTATTCAAAACAGTAGTAGCAGCAGCTTCATCTTTTAAAGATGTTTCTTCTAATAATCTTCTACCATCTCTTAATTTTAATGCTTCAATTTTATCATTTATATTTTGTAATTTAGATCTTTGTAAAAATAATCTTTTATTTAATGGTTTTGATATTTGAAAAGTATTTTGAATAAGTTTAGATTCATTAACAGTATTTTCAACTATTATTTTTTCTTTTGCTTCTAACTCTCTTATTTTTTTTAATAAAGGTTCTATTTTTTTATTTGTTCTTTCTGCAAGAATAGCATCAACCCTTCTGTATATTTCATCCATTGGAGCATCTGGATTCTGTTCTTTAACTTCTTTCTCAACTTTTTTTCTATTTCTATTATTTGTTTCTCTTGCTTTTCTATATATTTCTTTATTTTCTTTTTTTAATACTTCTAATTGTTTTTTTATTAATTGATTTTCTAGATTAAGCTCATTTCTTAAATCATTAACAATGATTTTTCTTGTTTCAAATAATTGTTTTGCAGTTCTAGGATCTCTAGCTAAATTAATATTAGCTTCTAAATCAGCTTCTCTAGCTATTTTAGTATGTTCTAAGAATGCTGCAATGTTAGGTCTTTTGTTTTGAACAAGTTGACCAATAGTATATTTTAAAAGATCTTCTCTTAAAGCTGGATCAGCATTAGCAATCTTTGTATAAATATTTTCTTTACCTGTATATTTTTTATACATATCTCCAATTTTTCCAAAAGTAACATGCATACCTCCACCAAGTACACTACCAAATACAACATTGGTAATAGCATTAGCAGCAGTATAATCTCTTTGTTCTTGATTTGCAGAAATATAACTTAAAGGTTCTACTGCAATATTACCTACAAAACCTTCTTGAACACCTTTAAGCATTCTTGCTCTAGTAACGCCATATCTTGCAACATTACCAAGAAATCTTGCTTGACCAACAACTGGAACAAATGATGCTCCAATATTAATTGGATCTAAAAAAGTTGCACCTATACCACTTAAAAAATAACTAGACTTTGCAAATATATTTTGCGGTCCCCTTTGTATTATTTGTTGTTTTTTTAATTCATCTTTTTTCTTTTCAACTAATAAATTTACATAACCTCTTGGTTCATCTTTTTCAAAAAATAAACCTAGTTCAGCATATTTTTTATTAAGTTCTCCAACAGAAATAATTTCATCATCATCTTCTGCTGCTTTTCTTCTTTGAGCTTCACGATATAATCCCCATGTTGGGTTATAATCTGTTTGTAAAGAAAAATTTGCACCAAAAGATTCTAGGAAAGAAGTTGGCGTTTCATCAAAAACATAATTTCTTTCTTCATCACTAGCTCTTTTTGTTTCATAATTTATTGGTATCATTATGGTAAAGCTATTTGTTGTAATTCATAAACATCTTTTGGAGATATAAAACCATTTATTTCTTGAAAATCAACTTGTAAAGGAATTCCAGATTTAGAAATAAAATCAGTTTTACCATCTGTGTTTAAAAAATTAATTGTTAATGGAATTTTTTTATTAGGATTTTTAGGATCATTTATTCTTACTTCATAAAATTTTCCACTAGGAACTGTAACTCCAAATATTAAACCTTTATTTGAATCCATATACCAATCACCAGAAGATCTAATTAAACTTATTGTTTGATCTGCTGTTGTTTTTTCACCACCTTCTCCAAACAAATCTAAATCATATTCATTTAAATCTATTCTTCCATATTTAATATCACTTTTAATTATAGATGATGTTGCTTCAATAACTTTTACATTAACTTTTTCATTATTTACTTTATATGGAATATAGTAAGTTTTATTAGAAAGATCATAATCCATTAAAAAAGATTGTGTCATTTGAGTTACTGCATCATCAATATTGTTAATTCTTCCAGATTGTAACAATTGTAAAGTTGCATCTTTTAATCCAGTAATAATAGGATCCATAGTATCTCCAGGAGATGCTATTCTTCCTGTTCCTTGAGATAAAAGAATATTATAAAAATCTTCTGTATCATTTTGAATTTTTTCAATAATAGTATTTTCTAAACTAAAAATACTTTCTTCATTTAATTTAAGTGCTAAATTTTTCTTTTGATCATCAGTTATTTTTCCTTGAGATAAATATTTTTTTGCTATTGGAGATTCAATACTTGCTGCCAATATAATATTATAATCTATTTTACCATTTAATTGTTTTTGAACAGATAAATATTTTTCTCCATAACTTTGTTTTAATGATTCAATTATCATAAGTTTTCTTTCTGGATCATCTTCTGAATCAATTCTATTTTGAATTCCTTCAATATCTTGATTAGTTAAATAAGTTCTATAAATAGAATCTATGTTTTGTGTTTTATATATTGAATCTAATTTATCTGTATAAATTTTTAAATTTGTTTCATTAGGATCTGATAAATAATCTTTATAAAGAGATTTAACAGATAAATCAGAAGTAGTATAAAATTGTGCTGCACCTTCTGTTTCAAATATTGTTTGTTTATTTGTAACAATATTTTTTAATCTTGATATAGTTTTTTGTTTTAAATTTTCATCTGTTGTATTGATTTGTAATTCATCAATTAAATCTAAAGCTGTAGTATTATCTGCAAAAAGAATTGTTTTAGCATGATCTTTTACTAAACTTGCAATTTCTAATTCTTCTTTTATTTTAAAATAATTTTCTTGACCAACAAAAGAACTAAGTATTAAATCACTATCAACACCAGTATCTTCTCCAATATATAGTGCTTGAATTTTTTCACTAAAAAGTTTTTCTCCATTTTGTGCTAACATTGATCTTGCAAGTATTACAGCTTTTTCTGTAGCTTCTGGAGCATTAGGATATAGATTTGGATTTTTACTTAAATCATTTAATAAACCTAATGGATTTGATCTTGCTCTTTTATCTAAAAGAGTTTCTTCTTTAACTTTAATTAAATAATTTTTATTTTGTTCTTTTACAATTTCATCTGTATAATTTTGATTAATATAATTATTAATTTCTAAATCTACTTTAGGTAAAAAAGAATCACTTAATCTTATTTGAGTAGATAAAGTAGATGCAAAATTATTAAGTGCATCTTGTTTTTTAGTTTCTAAATTGTCTCTAGCTGTTTTATTTAAAGCTAATAATGTTGTACTTCTATTATTTTCAAATCTTTGAATCCAAGCATTTTTAGTAAACTTAGATTCTCCAGCTAATTTTGTATTTAAAAAATTTTGTTTATATGCTTCTGTATCTCTTTGAAAATTATTTGTAGCATCTGTTGGATATGGATTGTTTTTATGTTTATCAAATATATTGTAAAGTTCATTCCAAGATTCATTTTCATATTCTGCTGATTTAATTTTTGCTTCTTCTTGTTTTTCAGCAACATAATATTTAGCAAGAGCTGATTGTATTTCTCCAGCAACAGTTGGAGTAGGAGCTTGAACTGAAGTTTTAATACTAGGTGCTTCAGTAGTAATCTGACCTTTAGCAGTATATGTAGGTATCTTAGGCATTACGGAGCTACCACCAATCCTTGATCTCTTTTAGTACCAAAAGCAGTACCTTGAGACATTGTTAATAAACTTGTTCCAGTTTGAAAAGCAGTTCCAATTTGTGCCATACGAGCTTCTTGTCTAGCAAACTGACCTTGTATTCTAGCAAAGTTAGCTTCTTCAAATTTTCTTGCTTGACCAATTTTTGCATTATATTCTAAAATATCTTTTTCTAATTCAGCTTGTTCTGCATTAGCTCTTAGTATTCTTAAACCAGAACCAGAAAGTTCAGCACCAGATTTTAATATTGCTGTTTTAGTTTCTCCTTGTAATTGTTGAAACTGTTGATCGAATCTTGCAAGATCTAATTCTAATTGTTTTTCTATTTGTTGAGCTTCCTGTTCTGCAACTAAAGCATTACGATTTTGAACAGCTTGATTATATTTACCAGCTGCTCCTTGTTGTTGTATTTGTGCTGCACCTAATGCACCCACTACTGCCATTTGCCAACTCATTTAGAATATCCTCGCATACATATATTGATCTGAACCATCAAAACCAAATTTTTTCATTAATCCTTCTTCCTGTAAACCTAACCATTTAGCAAATTTTAAACCAGTTGTATAGTTAGCTCTTACAGCAGTTTGAACTCTATTGATATTATTTTCTTTAGCAATCCTTGCAAAATCTTTCTTAATAGCTTTAGCAACAAGAAGTGGATGATCTAAAACATCTTTAGTTGCTAGTACCCAACCCTCTGCAACACCATTCCAAATGATTTTCATACCTGCAGCAAAGATAGGTTTACCATCAATCATACCAGTAAATGCTAAGTTATCTTGTTCTAAATTCATTGGATCTCCATCAAACTCCATATCTTTATCCATTAATACATGGTTCATTTGTTGTTGCATAATAAATTTACCATGTTCTCCTTTATACTTTACAATATTAAGTATTCTATCCATCGTTTGTTTGTAGTTTTGGATATAATGATAATATTGTCAAAGGTAAAGGTTGATCTTGTCTAACAAAAATAAAGCCATCAGTTTCATAATTACCTCTGAACTCTACTTCTTTATCACCAGTAAAGACTCCAACACTACTATCCATAGCATCTGCTGAAGATCTAAAAGGTATTCTTTCCATGTTATTTAAGTCTGGACCAACTTCCACACCTAAACTTTCATATAGTCTTAATGTAATTTCATAAATTCTTTTTGTCTTAGATTGTGATGTACCATTCTGTGAACCAGCATCAAGTCTCATTGTTTGTAATAAAGATGTATAAGGTAAACCAACTTTAACTTTACTTGCTGATCTACTTAAAGTTATTTCTCCAGAAGTAACAACTTTATCTGGATGAGTTGCACCATCTGCTAATACTGAAACTGTTTCACCTTCTAAATGTGATAGACCAGAAATTGTTGTAACAGGTGAACCATCATATTCTAATTGTGAATCTAAAAAGTTAAATGAAGTATCATCAGTTTCATCAAAATCATAAGTGTGTAAATATTCTACATATCTTTTAGTAGCACCATCAATTGTTCTTTTAATAATTACCCATGTTTGATATTCTGAATTATCTGTAGGAATTGTAGCAACACTTTCACAAACTGCGTTACCACTTCCAAATACTCCACCAAATATATGTCTATGCCAAGCAACTACTTCTTGTTCTCTTTGATAAGTTAATCCAACAAGTTGACCATCGTTTCTTGCACACCAAATAACTTGATTAGGTTCTTGTTGATATGATAGTTGTTTGAATCCACCTTCTGAAATGTGTTCGGCAAGGATGGTAAGATCTGGAGCTACATAACCATCTACATCAAAGTTGTAAGCGAGTTCTCTTAATTTTCTTTTAGCTCTTTGTAAAAATAAAGTTGCGTTTCCTACAGCTAGTGCATCTACATTTGCAGCACCATTGTTAGATTGTTTTTTAATTAGAATATTAGTTGGTGTGATTGCAACATCAGTACCGCCACCACTTACAGCAAATTCACCTCCTGCAGTACCAACAATCAAAGTTCTTGTTGCGGTCATAAATCGAATTGCGTTTACTTGGTTCGATGCAATAGTATAAATAATTGCATCATCATCAGCTACTGTACCATGATAGTTATCATCCATGTTTTCATAATCACCCGATACAGAAAAAAATAATGTTTGTGGTTGTGATAAGGTTGCAGCAAATACAAGTCTTTGTTCAAAGAAGGTTACGCAAGATGGATGACCTGTAGTATCTGAGAATGAACCTAATGCAAAATCAGTTGAAGCTGATGCAGAAGATGGAGCAACAATAGATGTTGATTGCACAACAGTTGATGATGTGTAGCCTGTAATTTTATAATGACCATCTTTAAAATGTACTAATCTTCCAACATCAGTTGATAACCAACCTTGATTGTCATTGACTCCAGTAGTTGAAGATAATGTTAAAGTACCACTAGATCCAACAGAAGTATGAGATGCGGTCATTGTTGTTGTAGAAATATTGTGATCCATGAATGGTCCATTTTGAAAATCAACTGTAGTTAATGTCCAAGCAGTATGACCTGTTCTTGATAATTTTCTTACCGCATGATTAGGATGACAGATGTACATGACATCAGCAGATTGTGCATATTTAATATCAAATAGTTCTGCTTCTAAATATGGAGTAGATATTTCATAAGCTGATCCACCAGATAATATTTGACCATTGTCTTTATAGAATCTTATGTACTGATCTCCAAACTCAAGCATATAAGTTTGTGTAGTTGAAAACTCAAAAGGAATTAATCTTGTTTCTTTAGAACTATCTTTTACTTCTGCTACATACTGTGTACCAGATCTTCTTGCAGCACTACCATGAGGATAGACAATCATGTTTTGTAATGTCTTACATCCTGTAGAATATTTAGCTAGATCATTTCTGCCATCTAGTCTTGGTGATAATTCGCCACCAGTAAAATTGGTTAATTGTACCGCAACTCTAGCCATGTTCTAGTACCTTGAATTTATAAATGAAGAAGCTCCAATAACATCTGATTGACCATCATCTGGATTTGTATTTTGACCTTCAGTAGCATCTACAAATCTTGCTTCTCTTAATTTATCTTGAAACAAAGTATACATATTAGAAGCAGTTGGATTCGATGAAGTAATTGCATAAGCAATGTCTGCAGCTAACGCAGCAGATATAGTTTCTCTTAACAATTCATCATATTGATTTGGATCTTCAATTCTTGCAATATATTGTATTTTTACTGTAGCATGGTTAGCTAAAATTTTTCTACCTTCAATCTTGTAATCATAGTCATAATTTAAAATTGTAATCACTCGCAAACAATCTGCAGGTAATGTAAACTGATATGAAAAACCCCAATTAGGAGTTTCTGTATCTCTTGCAAGTTCAACTCTTTTAATTAAACAATTCCATAAGTGAGATCTAAATAAACTATCTCTTACTTGTGTATATCTTGCGTTGCAAAGTCTTGCGTTCTTAGAATCTTCTGTCAATGATAATATTGTGGATGCACCAAGTTGGTTTAATGCTCCATTACAAATGTCTACTACTGATGCCATATTACTTCCTTATAATATACTTTCTTCTAATCTGTCTATCTTTTTCTAAAGCAAAGATTTCTTTTTCTGTTCTTTCAAGTTTTGCATCAAAACCATAATGCACTTTACCTGTATTTTTAAACCTGTCTACCAATACATATCGATAAACATAACTCCCTTGTCTAAAATGTAATACTGTTTTTAAGTCTTTTATTTGTTTCATATTGCATTCTAGGGGAGTTCCACTCTCGCTTTCCTCCCCTAAAATTTTATTTACTACGCTTCGTACGCTTGGATTTTAACTACTTTGTCTTCTTCCATTCTAGTCGCACCGAATGCAGCAGAATAGTAAACTTGAGTAGCATATCCTTTGTCAGCTCTTTCATCGATTCTAGCAGTTGAATCTTTACCAACAGCTAAAGCGATTCCATCACTTACAAAAGCAATACAATCTCTAATGCTTGAAGCAGCAGCTAATCTGTTAGACACGATGAAATTAAATCCTAAGAAAGTATTAATATCACCTTGTGCTAATGCTTTAACGGTGTTGAAATCACTAGAAGTTACCTCAGTAGTTCCTAACAAATCTGTGATTTGTTTTGGAGATACGATGATGTGTCTTGGTAGTGATGGATCAACATCAGCTAAATCAATGATCTCTTTTGCTTGTCTTAATTTAGCAATAGTCATACCAGTTGTACCAGCTTCAGCAATGATTTGGCTTGATGGTAAAGTAACCGCAGTACCACCAGCTACACCAGTATCAGCTGAACCAGTTGCAGCAGAAATGATAGCGTCATCCATTGCTCTACCCATTGCATAAGCAGCAGCTAATGCGTAAGTAGAAGTTGGATCTACTAACATTCTTACTTTATCTAGATCATCAATTAAATCTGCAAACTCGTAGTCAACCAATGAAACTCTTCTTCTTGAGTGAGGAGTATCTGATTGAGGAGTGTCAGAGTGTCTTGTTGATCTTACAGTTGCTGTTACAGAACCTACTTGGTCAAAGAATGCGTTCTTACCTGTAACAGACTCAAGTCTCACTTTATCTCTTAAAAGTGATCCTTTTTGTTGTGACAACATTTGGATGTTAGAACTATATTGTTCTACAAATGCTGTAGTTATTTGAGTTGACATAATTGTCTCTCCTATTGTTAAAGTTAATGTTAAACAATTTCAGAGAGGTTTTCTATCATGCGACAGGCTTCTCTTGGATTTAAAGTCTTTTAGACTACAAGTCTATTCCTTGTTGTCAGTAAGGTGCTTACGCATTGTCTTACTTTTCTTTGGCGAATTTTCATCCGCCATAGAAATCCATTTATAATATTCATTGCAGATTGGCAAGGGATTTGATTTTTGATTCTCCGAACCACTCTCTACAACAATACGCAATATCTCTAATTTAAGTTCTGTATTATCCATTCATCATTGTTCTTAAATTAAACACTTGCTGAACTACTTTGTCATGATCTGGATGTGATCTATTCCAGTATGGACCACTTCTATCATTAACAATCTTACTTATTTCAGCATTATAATCTATAGCTTGAGACATACCTTCACTCTCGGTACTAACTAATTTATCTTCAGATAATAGATTAGCAATGTTTGCAAAACCTTTTATGATTGCAGGATGATCTCCTAATCTTGTACCATCTTTTAATTGCATATCTAAAATTGTTGCATCCATATTTGCTTTAGCTACTGCTCCAGCTTTTTTAATATTAGCTTCATAGTTACCACCCCATTCCTTTCTGAGTTCTTGTTCAGATTGAGCTTGAGCAGTTTCCATATCAATTTGATTTTGATATGCAGAGCTTTCCATAGAGTTTTTATAAAACTCCAGAATACCTTGAGCTTGTTTATTATTTAAACCTAGCTTATGAGCATTTTCTGCAAAAGATTTAATTGCACCTTCATCTAATGGAACAGTATCTGATTTAACTTCAAGTTTATATTTATCAGCAGACTCTGGTCTACCTAACTTATCATAAACTTCATTCCATTGATCTTCTGTTGAATTATTATTTGGTACAGCAACTTTATCTTGACCAATCATTCTTGTCGCATTGATGTAAGACTTAGCTAAAGATTCTAATTCAGTAAACTTAGAAATGTTTGGATCGTTTCTTAGTTCTTCTGGAATAGCTTCTTTCCAAGACTTAGCAACAGTTGGTGCTTGTTCAATTTGTGTTTCTTGTTTTGGTGCTTCTGTAGTAGGTGTAGTTGTCTCTGCTACAGGCACAGTTTCCTGTGTTATCTGTTCTTCTGACATTGTTATTTTCCTTTTGTGTTATCATTTTGCAGCATTGATTTAATAAATAGAAGTACGCTGCGTTGACCTTCCATATATGCACTTTCATGACTATCACCCTTAACATTAGTGGTAGACCAAAAGTGGCATCTTTTTTCTAAATCAGATAAAACTTTTTTACCTTCATCTGAATCAAAAATCATTTGGTATGCGTCTCTGATTTCCTTTATTTGTTTTTCAAATTGTTTGAGATCACTCATTACTCAATATCAGCATTCGCTACTGCTCTAGCTTCTTCTGGTAAAGCCTTTGCGAGTGGTGCTATTTTTCCTCCTGCTTCTGCTACTTGTTGTAGTTGTTGCATTTGCATCATTTGTTCTTGTTGAGCTTGTGCTTGTTGTCTCTCAGCATTTAATTGGTTCTGAGGTTTTAATATTTTTTGTGGAACACCTACGATGTCTGCCAAGTGTCTAACAAGTTTATCCATATTGATATGATCGAATACTGGAGCAACATTTGATAATGATCCCATGATTTCGATTGCTCTCATAATTGATTGTAGCTCAGAAGATTTTTGTGCTTTAGCTAATGGAGATACATATTCAATTTCAATATCTTTACCTGCTAAAAATTCTGGAGCTGGTCTAAATAAATTCTTTCTAAGTATTAATGAGAATGCTCTATCGATTAATGGTTTTAATAATTCAGATTGAAGTCTACCAAGAACTGGACCAAGTAATCTCATCTTCTCTTCGTTTCTTTG